CGGTCATGAACGGTACGAAATGGATATTCTTTTCCGTTTTGTTTTTGTAGCTGCCGTACACCGTCTGGTACGAGGATTCGTTCTTCTGCTTCCAGAAATACGTCGTATCTCCACATATCCAGGGAACACCGCCAGCAGAGCCACCGACGCACTGACCTGCCATATCCGCCAGGTCTGCACGGAATTTATCAACCAGCGCACCAAACTGTGCTGCGTGATTTACCGGCGTACCGCCAAAATCAAATTCCCCCTGCATCCACACCACGGCAAACAGCACATTTTTCGGGTTCTTCTTCAGTGCTGCTTTTGTTCGACCGATAAGGTCCTTATACAGCGGCTTGTCCACACCCCAGCGGGTTGAATTCTCCGAGGCACCACTCGCGTCACTGTATGTGCCATCGGCTCCGGTGGTGAACGCTGAACCACCACGACAGCACGGAACCAGCAGAATGCCCGCATTCGCCGGTATAAACGGCAGCAGTTTTTTGGCGATATGCAGCCCTTGCCCCACGGTTCCGTACTGCCCCTTTGACAGGTCCGCTTTCGGATGGTTAAGGCGGCTCATGTCCTGCACATCATGCAGACAATGGTCCGCCGGAATGATGTCGTTATATTTGCATGCTGCACCGCCCGGTGTCACCGTACTGCGGCGCGCCAGCTGCTTAATACGCGGGTCCGGACGGTCATATGTCTCCGGCAGCGGAAGGCCTTCACCATATGCCATGCTGTTTGACTGCCCCGCCAGAACCACAACAAAGTAATACTCCGTGTCTCTGGTGGCGCTGATTACTGTGCCTTCTCCATCCGACGGCTTCACCAACACAGGTGTGGTGACATCACCTTCCGCCGCAATGGCCTGCATCAGAGTATAAGGCGTGATGGCCACCGGACTACCAAACGGCTGCCAGCCCTCTTTCAGTTTGTGTGTCAGCTTTTCCGCAAGGTCTGACGGCGACGCCGCCCTGACAACATCATAATGTTTAATCGACATCGAATTTCTCCCGTGTACAGGAACAGAGTTAAAAAGCCGGAACCGGAATCAAATTACAGGATGGCCATCTGCCAGTGGCTGGTCGTAAAAAAAAGGCCACGCCATGCGCAGCCGGAAATAAAGGGATAACGATGATAGTTTGAGAAAAACAGAAACAACACTTTTGTGGCAAAGCATGGTGCCGGGTGCCTCCCGGTGAATTCAGTATCAGCACCTGAATCCGCGATTATCCCATATACCTGGTTGCTGATCGCCCCTCCGCACAGGGGGATTCACCATGCAGAAGTGTTTTTAATAAACAGCAAACAAAAAAATCAAGCATTATGCAGGCTGTTTCTTTTTATCACCGGCCACAGCAATACCACAATGCCGCAGACCAGCACCCCATCCGCCAGCACCGACATGATTCTGCTGGTGAAATCCACCATCACCACCAGAAACAGCAGGAGTGCAGCCACAGCCAGGCGCAGTTTTACCGTCACAGGTGATTCTCCAGACGAAGACCCAGAACACCGGCAATCTCTTCCAGCACCTTGCGCTCTTCCGGCTCAATTTCGCCGTCTGCCTCCGCAATGGCCACCGCCACATCCAGCACATCTTCCGCTTCACGCGTATCGTGTTTCACATCCTCAATCTCGCGTAACGCGGCACGACGACCAATTTTAAAATTGGTATCCAGCTGACCGATAATAGTTGCGCTAATCGCATTAATTTCCGAGGTAAACGCAGACAACGCAGGCTGATTACGTAAGACCTGTTCGATCTTCGCTTTCTCGGATGCCTCGCATTCACCATCTGCATAGGCCACCAGGTATGCAGCGTTAATCACCGCCTGTGCCAGATCGCGTTTCTCAAACTTTTTAATTTCCGCTGCCGCTCTGCGGGTTTTCTTTTTGAAGATTCCAAACATCGTGACGTTCCTTTGGGTGGGTGAGCCAACGCCCGGGAGCGATCTGCCCACAGAGAAAGTCACACTGACCACTCCGTAAGCTCACCCCCGAAAGGCTCTGTGGTTGATATGCGCCGGGCGTGGCGCAGATACAAAAAAGGCCCGCCGAAGCGAGCCTGGAAAATAAGTGTGGCGCGTTGTAGTGGAGTCGAACCACTGACCGATTGCTTAGAAGGCAATTGCTCTGTCCGGCTGAGCTAACAACGCAGAATACCGATAATGGACCGCCATCGGGGACCCGGCCCCGCACCAACAACCCTGTTATGGTGTCGTCTGCTCTTCCTGATAAGCTAATGGCGGTTTGTGATGGTGGCCCTTGCTGGATTTGAACCAGCGACCTGGCGATTATGAGTCGCTCGCTCTCACCACTGAGCTAAAGGGCCGAGCCAAAAAATAATAATCAGATGAAAATCAATAATCAAGCCCTTGCCTGGATACATATCTGTCTGGCGGGAAGCCATAATAGCGGTGAAATACAGAAATAAAGTAGGACCTGCTTGAATAACCACATTTTTCTGCTACAGCCTGTCCATATCCATACCGGGAACATAACATATTTACAGCAACACGCATCCGCTCTTCCAGCAACAAGCGACTGAACATGCCCCCTTCATTTTTCAGTTTTGTCTTTAACAAACTCTCACTCATATGCAACTGTAGAGCAATCGCACCAAGCGTCCAGCTTGCTGATATATCTGTCTGAATTATCGCCCTGACTTTGGCACTTATGCTGGATAAACATCCACTTAAAAACAATGACATCCGTTCATCTGTTTCAAACAGAGACAGGCAGGCCATCATAAGAAACATATCCGTGACCTCTCCGGAAAATCCCTGGCTGGTAATTAAAGCCGCAGCCAACGCAGGATTGTTGGGTTCCAGCAACAGGTAAAGCGGAATGTCAGTCAGACGAGTCCTCGTCAGCTTATGCTGACTTTCCAGATATTGACTTACGACGGATTCGCTTATATCGACAATTTTAACTTTGCCATAATGCATAAGGAAAAGCTCCCTGATGCATTTGGTGGCCAGAACGACTGAGCCTGGCTTAAGTGACAACGTATCCTTTTCAAGAAAAATATTAATTGGGGAGCAAACCATGATAACTGAACAGACAACAGCCATTATAATTTTACTTTCATTAGCAATTGGTTAGCTCAATTATAGCCCCAAAAGGTAAATTATCATCAACACATAAGCAAAGGACTGACAGGTGCCGCCCCCCCACCAGCCGCCCATTTACCACAAATAAAAAGCCTTCAGGACTGAATGCGTCTGTAACAACCGCACTGATAGTCTGCCAGACCCGCCATAACCAGCTGGGTCAGTATTAACTGGCAGCGTTCGCGTGAAAGGTAAGTATTCTGCGCAATCTCCCCGACTGTCGCCGGTTCGGTAACGCTTAATTCATTAAACACCACTCTGGCGGTTTCTGTCATATCCTGCTGTTTTAGCATGTCTTTTTCCCTTTTCCGGTTAACGTGACATACCAATAACTCTTGTCGAAAAAGCCAGCAAGTTGAAAGACCGGTATTAGCAACCACCAGCGCGTTTAACGCCCCGTGCCGTTTTTCAGTCATAAAAAAACCCGCAAAAAGCGGGCTCTTTCAAATGTCCATGTCTGCTATTCGCCTCGCGGTACAGCTTTGCGAAGCTTACCGGAATTGAAGCAGTTTTTACGTCAAAAAGCAATAACTTTTTTCTCTATACCAAAAGCCATAACCATTGGTTTGTACAAAATAAATTCTGCCACCTTTAGCCAATGCTCAATGCGTCTTTCACAGGTTCTTAAACTCCATTCCGGATGTGCATCATTCAGCAATTCAGCCATTTTGCGCTTAGTCATCCCCCGCCCCACATAACGCTGACTCAGAACATTGAGCAGCCCGGGATAACCTGCCAGTACTTCACCAATAACCCTGTCGATTATTAACGCCTCTGAATCGGTACAATGTGCCAGCCAGCTTTTTTGATTGCCGTTGATCATATCCCGCAAAAAAGCCTCAAGTTCAGGTTTGTCCAGACCCGCTTTTTTCATCCTCCGGAGCGCCTCGTTAATTGCCGTTTTTGTCAGCTTTTTAGAGGTCAGTAATTGGTTGAACATATTTCCCGTCTTACCGTCGCCAATATACGACCAACGCCCCCACATACGCAGTTTCCCCTGGATCCAGACACTTTCCAGCGTTTTCAGGCGTAAATGCTCACCGCTTTTGCCTGTAATTTCCGGGTATATCATATTTATGCTCACTCACTTTCAATTTTGTAAATCTTCACGCCCAGCCGCCCACCAGAAACGAGCTGGCCGCGCACAATATTGATTTCATCAAACTGCTCGTCGTCTATGAGAAGTCCGGCATGCGTCAGCGCATCCAGTGGTGCTTTCAGGATATTGTCCAGGTCACGACGGCGCTTATCCGGTGGCTCTGCAATAATCTTTATCGCCAGCCTTCCGGACAGGTTTAATTTCAGCCGCTGCTGGCGAACAATAAGTGCCACATCCCGGCGATAACGCTCACCGGCTTTTGATACAAAATATGTGCTGCCACGACGTCACCAGTAGGTGTTCACCGTCGGCGGGTAAGGCAAAACAAACTCTATACGCATCAGTAACCTCTTTTACCCGAGCACGCCGGTTGCAAAGG